AAATGCAACTGTAAGAAGTGGAGGAACAAGTCAAAGTATATCTATTGGAGTCGCTAAAAATGGTGTTATAATAGATGAAAGCGAGGGAATAATTAGAACCGCAACTTCAAATGTAGAACACGGAGGAAGTACACAAGCAGTACTTGAAATGGTAGCAAATGATTACATTGAATTATTTGTAAAAAACACAAGTTCAACAGCTATAAGGGTAACAGATTTTAATTTCAATGTAGTTAAAATACCTGTATAATAAGACATAAAAAAACCCTTACTTTAATCGGTAAGGGTTTTTTATTAAAGGGTTACTAGCTTATCTATCTCTTGCCTAGTATAACCACTTGATAATAGTGTTGCAATTGCGTCCGCTTTCATTTTAAAGTTTTCAATCACTTCCTTTTCGTTTGATTTCATAACTTCGATATGTGAATAGTCAAGCTCTAAAATCAATCCCTTTTCTGTTAATCCTAATTTATTACCTAGATTAAAGCATAACTGTTCAGATTCGGGAATAACTCTATTTTGATACGTTTGTCTTAATGCTTCATTCATATTTGAATACTTAGCATTGTTAAGATTTGAATAAATATCGGCATTATGTCCGTAAGCGTCAATAATAGATTTAAAATCTGCTTCGACCTCTTCAAATAATAATAGATCTTTTGTTGGATAACTCATAGACTGCCACGATAAAGGTGATCCAGTCATAATTAATGAGCTTTGTCCGTCATGAATACCGTAATCATTTGAGTGCTGTTCTTCTATTCTTTCACGTTCAGTGCTATTTAATGGAATACCTCCACTTTGATCCTTTGAAGCACTTGATAATATACCTAAAGCACCACTTTTAACTATGATCTTATTTCTAAACCCATAAGCTCCACGAATATTTGATATTGGCATAGTTAACGAATGCAAAGGACTCAATCCCATCAATGGATTATTAGGATTAACTATTTGTGAAAATATAACATCATTAACTTCATATTGTGTGAAACTTCCGTTATTTTCTCTTACATCATATCTTTCTATAATATCTTCAATTTTGTTTTGTTTAACAAATTTACCTGTTTTAATAACCTTAACCATAGCAGAATTAAGATTTACTAAGGTAGATGGAAAAGCACTTTGATATGCTCTATTTACATATATAAATTGATTACCATATATATTTTTTTGTATCTGATAATCCATTAACCATGAGTTTTGATTTTGAACAGGGTTAGGATTCATCAACAATTTTAACGCTTCATGATTCTCTTGAATTTCACCTTTTAGATTCTTAACTACAAATCTACCATTCGACAACATTTGAGCATCTTTATTGATAACAATTGATAGCTGTGGGGTAGTTCGATATAGTTCGAATTCATTATCATTAATCGTTACATATTCTTCTTTGGTAGTAGAGTAGTTCTGATTAAGATAATTTAGCGGGTTTGTTTTTGTAAATTGATTCGTACCTAATCTATAAATACCTTGTCCTAATGTTTGAAGAAAATTCATATTAATATATTTTTTTAACAAATTTACATATTATTATATAAAATTGATTATTTTTGTTAAAATATTAACACTCTATGAAAAAAGAAGTTAAAGACATTGATATTAAAAAGCTGAAAAAAGAAAAGCTAAAACAAATTAATTCAACTGAAATAGTTAAGAAATGACTTTAGAAGAAATACTAAAAAACAAGCAAGAAGCTATTAATATCAAAAAGACTGCATTTAAGCACTCTGATGTAGTAGATAACCATATCATCAAAGAAGATGGTGAAAATGTAACTAAGTTATTGCTAGAGGATGAAGAACAAAACAACGTAGTAAAAGTTATTGCTAATACTTACTATTGGTTAGATTCTCATGGAGATGTTCACGTTAAAGGTTGTTTCACAAAATCTATTAAAGAGAATCAAGGTAAAATATTTCATTTTGATAATCATGAACATTCATTTAATTCAAAGGTTGGAAATGTTAAATCTGTTAAAGAGGTTAATGTTAATTGGTCTGATCTAGGAGTAAATAAAGAAGGTAAAACTATTTGTATTATTGGCGAAACTGAATTAGTAGAAGACTATAATTGTCAAGTTTACGATGCTTATAAGAATAACGAGATTAATCAACATTCAGTAGGTATGCAATACGTTAACTTACAAATAGCGGTTAAACAACCTCAAGAAGTTGAAGCGTATAAACTATGGAATGAAATTTATCCATTACTAGGTAATCCCGAAAAAGCCGATAAAGATGGTTTCTTCTGGGTAGTTAAAGAAGCAAAATTAAAAGAATATAGTTGTGTATTGTGGAATGGATCAAATTCACTTACGCCAACTGTTAAAGATATTGAAGCCGTTGAAGACACTTCAAAGAATGAGCCATTGAAAGATACTCAGGACGAACAAAAACAATTTTTTATTAATTTATTAAAAAAGTAAAACAAATGAACAAATTTGATTTATTCCTACAAACAAAAGGAATTACAACAGAAGTATTCGCTACAAAAACAGCAGAAGAATTAGCTGGATTGTACAATGAATTTAACGACATTCAAGCTACAGAATTGAAGTCTTTAGTAGATGGTAAAGCAACTAAAGAAGACATTGAAAAAGCTGTATCTGAGTTAAGAGATGCTCAAATGGAGCAAATGAAAAACCTTAACGAAGCATTGAAAGAAATAGGTCTTTCTATTAAAGCTAGTAAAGAAGGTAATGTAACAGTTAAAGAATCTTCTATTAAAGAGGCTCTTAAAACTAATGTTGACGCTATCAAAACGTTGAAAGACAATAGAGATGCTCAATGGGTTAAAATGACTGTTAAAACGGTTGGTACAATGTTAGAAAGTGCTAACGTATCAGGCGGTAACGTTCCAGTAGAACAAAGATTGCAAGGATTTAACGCTATCGCCTCTCGTAGATTGAGATTGATGGATTTAGTTTCAAGAGGTAAAGCAACTTCAAATCTTATTTCATGGGTTTACCAATCAGGTAAAGAAGGTACTGCTGGTGGAACTGCTGAAGGTGATACTAAAAACCAAATTGATTTTAATTTAGTTGTTGCTTCTCAAGTAGTTGTTAAACGTACTGCTTACATCAAAGTATCTACTGAAATGTTAGATGATATTGATTTTATCGAGTCTGAAATTAATAACGAATTATTAAGAGAATTAAACAAAGACATCGAGTTAACTGCTTATTCTGGTAACGGTACTGCTCCTGCAATGAACGGTGTTAGAACTACAGGAACTGCTTTCGCTGCGGGTGATTTCGCTTTAGCTATTGATAACGCAAATGAAGCTGATGTTTTAGTTGTAGCGGTTAACCAAATTGCTATTGCTGAACAACCTGAACCAACTGCTATCTTAATGCATCCAACTGATGTTGCTAAATTGTTAGTGATTAAAGTAAGTGCTACTGATAAGCGTTATGTTGACCGTTTACAAATGATTGCTGGACAATTATCTTTAGATGGTATTCCAATCGTTAAAACGACTTTGGTTACTGCTGGAACTTACTTAGTAGGTGCTTTCAATTTAGCTACTCTTTACGATTTAGGTACTTTATCTATTGAAATGGGATTAGACGGTAATGATTTCACTAAAAATCTAAGAACTATCATAGCTGAGTACAGAGGTGCAATGGTTGTTAAGAATAATGATCGTACTGCATTCGTAAAAGGTACATTCTCTACTGATAAAGCTGCGTTAGAAACTGCATAGTATTAATATAGGGAGTTGAAATATACTCCCTTAATTTTACCAATTATGGCAAAGAAAAAAGAAGTTATAGAAGTTGAAAAGTTTGAAGGTTTAAAGACATTCAAATCTAACGGTAAATCAAAACATATGCCACTAGATGAGGAATTTTTAATTAACTCGGAAATGGCTGAATTGTTTTTACTTCAAGAATACGGTAAATTAATTGATTAATAATGAGTATAGTTTTAAATAGTGATTTTGTAGGTAAATATGAGTTGACATTGACTCAATATAATACTGATTTAATTGATTCTTACATTGAAAGATATGAGAAACAATATTTAATTAAATTGCTAGGCGGTCAATTATATGATTTATTTAAAGCTAATTTAGTTGCTGGTGTTCCTACCTCGGCTATTTATCTAAGTATATTCAACGCTTTGTATATTGATTTGTACAATGTGACTTTAGTATCTAATGGAATTAAAGAGATGCTTACAGGATTCATTTATTACCACTATACTTTAGATCAACAACAAGCACAAACATCTGTTGGTGTAGTTGCTTCAAAGGGTGAAAATAGTGAAGGTATTAATATGAATCATATTTCACAGAATAGATTTAACGAGAATGTAGAAAGTTTTAACGCTATTCAATCGTATATTAAGCAAAATTCTATTAATTACCCTACATTTAACGGTTCATTTATTAAACTACAGTATCACTTATGAAAGACATATTCGACATAGTAAAAGATGAGATAGTAGATAAGATTGATCTAACTGTAAAAGTTATTTCAGTTTCAAATGTTGGTTCTATTTTTACTATTGAATTATGTAACAATAAATGGTTACGAGTAGGTCAGAACTTAAATGATGGTACTCATTTATGGAAGGTAACGGAGATTAATTCAGTCGGAATTATTACAGCCACAAAGCCAACAGGAGCAACAAACATTGTAAAGCGTCAAGTGTTGAATATCAAAACTCCCACCTTTTTAGCTGGTACTAAAATATCAGTTAACAATGAATGGTTAGGATTGGGTAACGACACTAGAAACAAATTACCTTTAATATGGTTATTAGAATCTATAGACGAGCAAGAGTTTGGTATTAAATCAGCAATTGAGAGGAAGTCGAAAATTAGAGTTTTGTTCTTAGATGATAATAACCCTAAGCAATATTTGATTAAAGATTTTCGTAAAAATACCGTAATTCCTATGCTAAACTTGAAAGATAGTTTTAATGAAGCGGTTGAAAAAAATCATTTGTTTGACTATATCGAAAGTTGGAATAGTAAGCCTTTTACTCGTTTTGGTACAGAAAATGAGAATGGATTTTTAAAGAACATCTTAGATGCTGATTTATCAGGAGTTCAAGAAGATGTTACTTTACCAATCTACAAAAGAAAAGAATGTAAATGTTAAATTTTAAAATTATAAAAAAATGAGTGATTCTTGTTTATGTGGTGAAGGAATGAATAATACAGGTTTAGCAACTTGTCTTCCTGCATTCAAAAAAACTACTGGTATCTTATTAGTGCCAATATTCGCAAACGATGGTACTAGAAATAGTATTGATATGTCTACTACTATTGATATGTCTGCAAAAGTTAACCATTTGGATAAGTCAAAAAGATTTTATCCAATTCAAGACTTGAAAGATGTTGAACTTCCTGTAGCTGAAACTAAGTTTAAAACTTACAAAGATGGTTCTAAACGTAAATTAGCGGATGGCGTTCGCTCGTTTAAAGCGGTTATGCCAGAAACATCAAGCGTTTTAATCGGTAAGTTACAAGGTGTAAGCTGTTCGAAATTCGGTGTTTACTTAGTAGATATTGATGGGCAATTAAGAGGTATTAAAGATGGTTCTTTATTGTACCCAGTTGAAATTGGTGGTTTTGATGCGATCTTCAAAGATGCAACAGATGACGAAGTAAATGAAGGAATGATCCAATTTGATTTTGACATCTTATTGAAAATCTCTAAATTCTGGATATTATCTACTACAGATTTAAATGTTAATCCTAATGAATTGAATGGTTTAGTTGATACTACTCTTACAGTTGGTGCAATTACTACAACAGGTGTTTCAATTAGTGTTAATTCAGACTTTGGAAGTGGTGTTTCTACAATGTATGCTCCTGTAGTTGGTTTATTAGTTGGTGATTGGACATTAACTAGAACTGATACAAATGCAGATGTTCCATTGACTTCGGTTACTGAGGGTGTAGATGGTGTTTATGCTTTGGTTTATACTGCAATAACTGGTTCAACTGTTCCATTGAAAGCTAAAATAGTTGCTTCTAGTGGTTTTGAAGGTTACGCAAACTTTATAGATGCTTAATAGTTAAGTATTGAAAAAACAGAAAGGCTAGTAAATTAATACTAGCCTTTTTTTATTTATAAAGTATAATTGAAATTAAACCTTTTGCAAAATCATCTTCGATATATTTACTTTCAATTGATTTGATTTTACAATTATGAATATCTTCTATAATATCAATATTTTCTTTAATGTTATTATTTAACTCATCAATATCTAATATACTACTTAATTTTACTATAAAAAACTCGTTCATAATCCTTTTATTATTTCTATTAATAAATCTTTTTTATGTGAATTTCTAAAAGATTTTAATACTTCAAGTATTGCGTAACTTTTAGCTATCATTTCATATTGAATAAATATTTCGTGGTTATATCTGTAGTCAAATGGTATAACTTGCTTAAAATACTTTGAGATTAATGTAGTTGCTAAAAGTTTATCTTTGTCATAATATTTATCCATTTTAAATGTGCGTTACAGTCGCACCCCTGATTTTATTTAGTTTAAACCTTGTTGTGTCATATAATCATCAAACATCATATCCATACATTGTTTATTTTCAGTTACTTTTTTCATTAATTTTAAACCATTATTAACCCAGTCTTTTAATAATTGTTTCATATCTTCTTCAGTTTCTAAAATGTAGTTATTTAATTTAGCAAACATCATTAAGTTTTCTAATTGCTCTTGATCTTTTTGTGTAAATTCTGCGTTCATAATCTTAATTTTTAGTTATTGTTTCCTTGTGTGATACAAATATACAAACTCTTTTTTAAATAAACAAGTGTAAATTTAAAATAAATGTAAAATAAATCTACTTGTTAAAATATTAACATAATAACTTAAATTTGTTTAAATTTGTACTTATGTCTTTTGGAAAATCAAAACTAGATGAATTATTGAAACGTGGAAAACTTTTAAAGGAGTTGGACGCATGGTATAGCGCTTTTAATGACTTAACTAAAAAGCAATTAATAGATTGGGTACAAGACCAATTGCAACAAGGGAAAGATGGTAAAGATGTATTAATGGGTACTTATAGCTATGCTACTGAATTAATAAGTAAAGGAAGAAAGCGACAAGGTGACAACTATACATTTGAAGATACTAGTTATTTCTATAATTCTATGCAAGTTTATATTTCTGAATACTTAATAGAGGTTACTGGAGATGGTAAAAAAGGCAATGAAAATCTTTACACTAAATATTCACAATTCTTAACAACATTAAACGATGAACATATTGAAAATCTTAAAATTACAGTTATCAAAGCATACAAAGATTATATTCGAAAAATACTACGAATCAATTGATGAAATGTATTTAAACGCATGGTTAAAATGTAATGAGGGTGAAATTAAATACACTAGACGCACTTTAGTAGATGGAAGCGAAGAAGAAGATATAAAACATTGGGAAATGCTACAGAATCAATATTTAAAGCGTTTTGGATTACCTGAAGATTATGATAAGTATTTAAGGCTATGTATAACGAAAGCAAAGGCACAGCTTGACTATGTTCTAACTGGAAAAAGATTTGAATTAAATAAAATTACTGCAATAGATTTTAAGATTAATTCATTAACTAGTAAAGGAGGTGAAGAAATTACCATTCAGAAAATGCTTAATCATTTATCTAAAATGCAAGGATATACACTAACTTTATATAACACTACAGTTTCACAATACTTTGAATTAATAGATACTTTACAAAAACAAAAATAATGGCTGAACCGATTAAAAAAATAGATATAATTGAAAATGACATTTTAAAGAGTGTTATTATTGAATTTGAACAAGCACAAATAAAAATAAAGGCTTTTAACGATGAATTAAAGCAAACTGCAAGACTTTCAAAGGGAGGTTTAAACAATGTAAAGTTTAACAGTGTTAATGATATTAATCAAGCTAAAATTGCAATATTAGAAGCGAATAACGCAATTAAGCAACAAGTATTACTAGATAAGGGAGCAATTGAAGTAGCTACTGCTTTAGCACAGGCAAAAGTAAAACAAAGTAAAGCTGAAAATGATTTAACTAAGCAAAAAGAACGAAGCGAGGCAATAACGCAAAAGATGACACGTAGCGAACAAATGCTACAAAGTGCCTATTCACGTGTTAATGGTTGGTTAGGTAAACTTAGAAATGAATATCGAGATTTAGCAATACGTAAAGAGTTAAACGGTAAACTTACAGACGATGAAATAAGACGAATGACCAATATAGAGGATCGTATGCAATCGTATGATAATGCTTTGAAGAAAGTAGATGCTTCTATGGGTAATCATCAACGTAATGTTGGTAATTATTCAAGTGCTTTTAATGGTTTAGGAAATTCAGTAAATCAACTTACACGTGAGATGCCAGCTTTTGCAAATTCTGTAGGTACTGGATTTATGGCAATATCTAACAATTTACCTATTTTCTTTGATGAGATAACAAAGATTAAAAACGCTAATAAAGAATTAATAGCACAAGGGCAACCTGTTAAAAGTGTTTTTAGTCAAATTGCTGGGAGTGTTTTTAGTTTAGGAACATTATTGAGTGTAGGTGTTACTTTATTAACTGTTTACGGTGCTAAAATAGTTGAATGGGTTAGTAATTTAAGCGGTGCAAATAAAGAATTAGAAAAACAAGAAGCTATAAGAAAAAGATTAAATAAAGAATCAAAAGAGCAAAGTGAATCAATAGGAAAAGAATCATCTGAATACGTTGGATTGATTTACCAATTGAAACAAACAAATAAAGAAGATTTAAAATTATATCCAAAATGACTACATGATTTTGATATTAATTCAGAAACTTTACAGGCTTTGAAATTCCTAACTTTTGGAAATATTAACGCTCCTATCTGATCACCTA